ACTTGGTCACTACCACCTTCTTTTGTCCTTTGTCACCCAGCGTCTGGGTGACGGACTGAACGGTGATAAGGGTATCCAGGTCGCCGATATTGATGTAGTTATCCACGGCTCATTCCCCAATTTCGGTATGGCCGCAGAAGGTTGCGGGCCGTTGTGCGGTCGCGCTCTTCCGGGCGGTCTACGGGATTGTTAAAGATTGAAGCCCCCATCAGGAGCACGGCTGCTTTTATGTCATCGGGGACGGTAGTGATTCCGGCGGTGTACACCACCTCAACGCTCTCACCCTCAACATCGGATTTGATCGTCAGCCCCTCCTGGTTGAAGGAATACTTCGAAGGATCAATAGACTCATTATCCACCTTCACTGAGGTAACCCCGGTGGTGGGGTACCTCAGCGGGATGGAATGATGGAATTCCTGCGAAAGAGTGAACTTGGAGACTGAGATCACCGTGGCAATCTCATGCTCCGCCATGTTGATGGCGGCTTTCAGCTTGGCTGTAAGCTCGTCATCAAGGTCGCTGGCGGTAATTCTGAGGTGCCGCTTGAACTCAGCAAGTGTGGGTTGCAAGGTGGTGATTTCTCTGGTCTCCATGGTCTTTCAATCTTAGGCGGTGGTGATGTCCTTGATGGCGGCGAAGCTCTTCGGCTCCACTACCTTGGCATCGTTCCAGGCATTGAGGCAAATTTCCACCTCGGCCTTCTTCTTCAAGGTCAGGTTATCCACGACGATGTCGAGGCCGCCCCACTGGCCAATCCACAGGTCTTCGAAGTTACCGAAGATGAGGGCGGAGCATACGCCGCTGGCGTTGCCCTTGGTCAGGTTGGAAGGCACGTGGCCGGTGAACTCGATAGGATAACCGTTCACCTTGCCGTCAACGTCCAGCAGGTAGCGTCCGTTGGTGGCTGTGCGCTCGGTGGTCTTCAGGGCGCCGATGACCTTGGCGTTGGTGAGGTAGCCCATCTTGCCGCGGTTGGCGTTGTTGCTGTTGATCTTGGTCTCCAGTTCAACGACCTTGGCCCAGGAGATAGCGCCACCGTTGTCACCCATCTCAACCAGACCGGAAGCGGCGTTGGTGATGCCGGTGAGGATACCGGCGGGCTGGCCGGAGGTGCCGGTGCCAGCGATGCAGGCGGCCTCAAGCAGCTGGGCATGGGCGTCGATGATCTTGTTCCACAGGATGGCCTCAACGTCAATGGAGGTCTGACGGAGCAGATCCTTGGAGAAGGCCACGTCCACGAAGTTGCGTTTAGGGGTGAGGGAAGCCTTGGAGAAGGAAACCTTGCTCACGGAAGCCTCGTCACCTTCTGCGCCCCAGGCGGCGGAGATGTTACCATCAGTCACAACGGGCAGTTCGCCAACCAGGTCACCGAGAACGGTGGCACCCATCTTGGCAACAACCAGGCGCTCCTTGAGGGCTTCGATGTAGCGAATAGGCATTTCCTCCTTCAGGTAACCACCATCGGAGTTAGTGCCGGCGTTCTGGCCGGTGCTGGAACGCATGATGCAGGAAGGAATGACATAGCCATTCACGGCCAGGCCAAGGCGCTCGTACTCGCGGGCACCCATTTCGGCGGCCTCTGCCTCCAGTCCGGTGAGGTTCTTTGCCAGAGCCTCACGGACGAATTTGACGATGGAGAACTTGCGACCCGCGGCATTCTCCTTATCCGCGAACTGCTCTTCGGCGAGTTTCTTCTCGACCAGCTCGGCGCGCTCGGCAATTTCAAGTTCCTTCAGGAGGGACTTAACATTTGCGTCGGCAGCGTCAACTGCAGCCGTGTCCTTGAAGTCAACAGAGTTCAGAGCCTTCTGAGCCTCTGCGAGATCCTTGCGAATTTCTACAATTTTACGCATTTTGTTAATGATTTATTGGGTTTAACTTAGTGCAGCTTGTGCCGCTGCCTTTAATAGTTTCACACGGTTGGCGTTGGCCACTTCGTCCACTTCTTCGTTCTTGGGTTCAAGGGCCTTTTTCACGGACTCCTCTACTGCTTTGCGAAGACCTTCCAGCTCATCCTCAACCTCGCCTTCGCCCTTCTTGTTGGCATTGCCATTGGCCGGGATGTTCACGACGGAGATTTCAAGGAGCTGCATCTGCTCGTAGTAGTAGGTCTCATTCTTCTCGCGGGGGCCTTCGCCCTCTTTGTCAGACCAGTGGCCTTTGCCGGGGATGAATCCCACGGAGACGGAATTCAGAGAGCCAAAGAGAACCTTCTTGTAGACCTTGTCAGCCAGCTCGTTGATTTCCTTGGGCTCGAATGTGATGTCCACCAGCAGCTGCTTGTCCTCAACGTAGGCATGGCCCTTGCCGATAACAAAGTCCACGTCCTGCGGATTCCAGGCGCCATATACCTGGTGATTGTAACCGATGATGGGATTCTTCTCAAAACGCGAGAGATCCCAGCCATCCTGCAGAAGGATGGTATGCGCGGAGTCACGGGACTCATCGGATGCGACGAAGGTCACCGTGCGAGTCTCCTCGTTTTTCTTGCGGATTTCCGCGCTGAAATTGCGAATCTTTACGTTGTCCATATCGTTATTCGTTTGGAGTATTATCTTCGCCCACAACCTCGGAATTCAGCGGCCGCAGGAAGAAGTCAAGGCCCTCCTGGCGCTCCATGCCCTCAAGGGTTCGCACCTCATTGGGGGTCATATAGCCGTCAAGGATGGCGTTATGGTAGTAAGCGCTTCGGGCCTGGGTGTTACCACGCATTAATCCGTCAAGGCTAAACTTTACGGAATAAAGGCCGGCATCCCTCCCAAGGAAGAGTTTGCTTTCCAGCTCGTCCTCCAGGCGCTTGACCGTAGGACGGAGGGAAAGCTGCACGAACTGGGTGTTCTGCTCTTCAATGTTGGAATAGGTGGCGTGGGAGAGTTCCCCGAGGAGGTGCGGGGGAAGGTTAAGGATGCGGGCCACGTCTTGAATGGAAAGCACCTCGGACTGGATGAGCTGGGCGGCCACGGGGTCCACGGAGAGGGCCTTGTATTTCACACCATATTCCAGCAGCGGAACGTCAAAGTTCTTGGCGCTGTTCTTATAGTGCTTCATCCAATTCAAATACGTGTCATCATCCAGGTGGCCGTCCGTCTCCATGATGCCCTTGATCTGCCCACCCTTCTCGTAGAATTCGGAGGCGAACTTCTCCTGGGCAATGGATTTCCCAAGCGCCATGGCGTTCCGAATGATGGGATTCTCGCCCTTGATGCCGTCCAGCGTGAGCAGCATAAAGTGCAGCATATTCTCGTCAGAATAGGTGCCGGAAAGCCACTGCAGGTTGGGGTCAATCATCTGGACGTTGTACCACTTGCGGCCTTTCACAAGCGTAATGCGAACACAAGCGGGGTGAACCTGGTACAATGCTTCAGGCACACCGCCAGCACCCCACTTGATAATCGCATAGGCATTACCCCAACCCACCAGCCACGTCACTATGCAGTTCCAGAAGTCGAACTTATTGGTGTAAGAGTTGGGGCGCTGGTTAATCAACGAGAAAGCCGGGTGCAACTTATCGTTCACCCAGCCCTCTGCTGTGTCTTTCTTGATGTATTTGGGGAAAGAAGCTACGTTCTCAGAGATGATGCGGATGCCGGCATAAAGGGCCGTAATGTTCAGGGCGCTGTGATTGTTCACATTCACCCCGAAGGTAGGTGTCTTGAGCGCTTCCCCCGTGAAGGGGACAACGTTCACGTCAGCGCCTCTGCGCTGGCTCAACCATCTTGACAAACGTTCAAATACTGGCATTTTGCGTCCTTTTGCGCAAAATTACCCTCGTAAACTTCGAAAGTTTGTAACAAATGTTAATATCTTACTGATGCCGGTAAAGATATTGTCGGAAGGCGTCGAATGAGGGCCACAGCGGCCGGCCGTATTCATGCTCATAGCGACGCTCCATTTCCTCGTACACCTGCCGGAAAGAGTCCATCCGGCCGATTCCTCGATAACCTTGTACCTTGCGCCAGAAGACCTCCAGGAAGCCTTCGCGGGTTGCCATCTGTTTGATTTCTTCCATCCTCAACTATATTTCGGGGTTCCAATTTTCAATTTCATCTATTTGTTCCTTCGTCAGCCCCTCACCGCCTATGGTACGGAGCGAATGGTCGCGGTATATCTGCCCGTCATCCCCATTCTCCTTGATGAGCCAGAGACCCACGGCGTCGCAGAGCGCCACAACGCCGTCTATCTTGTTCCGGCTCTTGCCCTTGTCGGGTTTGTAGTTATTGTTCGGGTCCATATAAATGACCACGTTTTTGAACATCCAGCGAATGATTGGATTCCCAAGAAAATTCAGCTGATGTTCCTTCACCATCTCAAAGATTTTCTTAGACGGAGGGTACATATACTTGATGCCCTGGTTATACGCCTCCATCACATCCTCATACCGGCCCATCTTACCCTTGAGCTCCCAGGCGTTCCATGGGTCGAAGGCTACGCCCTTTATCTTGTAACGTGGAAGGTTGTTCATCAGGTAGGCAATGTACCAGTCCTTGTCCAGAATCTTTCCTGGGCACACCACCAGCCAGCCTTGCTCCACCCATAACCGATAATCCACAATGTCCTGTCGCCTGTCATCCTTCAGCTTCTCCTCTGGCACAATGAAGATGAACTTCGCCACGCGGAGCTTGGGGAAAAGGAGCGCCGTGGCCGTAATATCCCCGGTGGCCGCGAGGTCAATCCCCACATAACAATCCGCGCCTTCAAGTTGAGATTCATCGAATTCAGCATTATTGGCGGCCACGTCGTCATCCTGAATCCATACCTCAGGCGCATCCACCCACATATTGAGGTTTTTTGTCTGGAAGGCGGCAAGGGTGGAGCCGCCTTTCTCGCGCGCCTCTGCACATTCATCCTCCATATACTTGCGCCCCAGGGAGACGCCGAAGTTCGGGTTCACCTTGGCCCATGTGGCCGGATCCTGCCAATCATCCCCCTCGTCGGGCTCATAGAGCATAATGAAATGGTTGTCCTTCTGCTTGATGCCAAGCATCACCTGGCGTAGGAATTCAAGGTCACGAAAATATGGATAGGATGTATCAGTGCCGGCCGTTGAGATGGAGAAGATGAGGGGCTGTGACCGGGCGCCAACGCCGGTCTTCAGCACCTCATAGATTTCATTGGTCTTCCAGGCGTGCCGCTCATCGCAGATGCCGCAATGGATGTTGAGACCATCTTTGTTCTTTGTGTCCTTGCTCAGGGGCTTGTAGGCCGATGCCGTGTCCTCTACTACAATGCTGCCCTTACGGAAGTGACGGATTCCGCTACCTTCTTCCAGAAGGCCGGATGCTTTGGCAATTTCCACCGACGCATCGAAGCAGATTTTCGCCTGGGCCTTATCTACTGCGGCCGCGTAGACCTCAGCGGCAGGCTCTCCGTCAATAATGAGCATTATAAGGGCGATAATGGCGGCCAGAGTTGTCTTTCCGTTCTTACGGGGAACATACACATCGGCATAGGTATATTTGCGCTTCTTTGTGGCCCTGTATTTGATGCAGAAGATGGAAAGCAGCACAAACCACTCCCAGGGCTCCGGTTCAAATGTCCGGCCGGCCCATTCTCCTTTGTAGTGCTTCAGTCCCGTATAGCCAGAATCGGCATTCCCACGAATAAAGAGGGTGATAACCTGCATTGCCTTTCGGTCGAAATACAGGTCACCGCCTTCCTTGCACCGGTCCATATCCCGGTACCAGCGCTCAACGGCCTTGCGTACCATCAGGCATGACGGCAGCTCTCCGCTCTGGACCGCAGCGGTGTATTCATTCACTCGTGTGATGGGAGATTGAAGCATTTAGCGATTCTTTAGTATAAGTTTCAGCGCGAAGTCTGATTCTACTTCGTAGTGCCACCACTGCTTATACCTTCCGTAGTATTTAACTACATAGAACAAATCTCCGCAGTCGGTGAAACTCATTACTACGTGATAGAGCCGGTCGTGCGCTCGGTACTTGAATCCATCCGGAAGTGTTTCAGGAATATGTTTCATGTCCAGTGACTATTCAAATAGCGATTGTTGTTTAATTGTTATCCCTCCCGGTAATATTTCTACTCCATTGCATTCAAGCTCAAAACGCGCACAGCCTTTGTCGAAGAATTCCTTACTTAGTTCACATCCAACGTAATCAAACCCCATCTTATAGGCGGCAATTCTGCTTGACTGACTACCCATCATCGGGTCAAATATTCTCGCTTTTTGAGGTGCATAATTCTGGTATAGCCAGGCGTATAATTCAACGGGTTTTTGAGTTGGATGAATCCTATGTAGGCCGGTTACGGAGCTTGGCGCACGGAACAACTTTGAAACCGTTGAAAGGTTTTCTGAAAGGGATGCTATTTCGCATTTAGACATTGTGAACTTATCCGGAATGTTTGTTTTATCCCAAACAATAAAGCCCTTAAATGGGAATCCATAGTTGTTCGCACCAAATATTATTTGTGACCTGCTTACCCTTCTGAGCTCGGTGTATAGTTCCATGTCCAGCTTGAAACCAAGGTCAAGCGTTGTTTGAACATTCCCAGAAACACGGATCCTTCCCGTATTCTCTTCTGGATTCCAGTATGGAGGATCTGCAACTGCAAGGTCGAAAAAATTATCTGGAAGATTTCGCATATAGTCCCGGCAATCGCAGTTGAAAACTTCGCTTGCCGGCATACTATTCTACCCCCCCCCACTATGTTAATAATATTTAGCTGCTTCAGTAGCTCCTCTGCTTCTGCTATTGAATTCAGCCTTCTCTGAACCATACCCCTACGAATGGCATTAGCCTCTTGATTGAGGGGGTCAGACTCTATCTTCTTCAGGATGCACTTTATATTCTGATTTTTGTGCTTTATTAGGCGGGCAAGACCTTTTTTAAGCCCATTGGCCTCTTGGGGCGTTACTGTCAGTGTCATATTGTTCATTTAATTACCGGCTGACTTTCCTGCCTCAAGAATAGGAAGTCCAGCCTCAGTTGGGATGTAGATTATCCGGTTGTTTGAATTCGCATTCTGCTGACGTACCCATAAATACTGAATATAGGTAGGCGTAATGGAGCCGTTTTCAATTCTGATAGCCTCAGCAGCCCCCTTAGCGCGCTCAACTTCTGCCTGAGCATTCAGCTTCTCTGCTTCAAGGTTCGCCTTTGCTTCCTCTACTTTAATTTTTCGGTTCTGCTCGGCCCTCATATACTCAGCCTCACCCTTCTTTCCTTCTGCCCAAACACGGTAGTTCGGAATTATGAGCATACAAGACGTCGCAATGGATATTGCAATAAGCATTGATATTGCAATCCACATCCAGGTTAGGCGCGCTTCGCGCTTCCATTCAAGTTCAAGATTGGTTTTTTGTTCCATTGTACAAGGTTTTTATTGTTAAAGGTTATATTTCTCAGGGTGCAGGTTCTTATCAAGTTCAAGTCTTGCTTTCCGCCTCTTCCAGGCGCGCTTCAGTGACTCTGCTCTCCTTGCGCGCGTCTCGGGACTCTCCACATGGCCTGGCTTGAATTCTCCGGACGGGTTGTTCCTAATACCCTTCTTGAAGCGGGTTTGGACATTCTTTGCATTACGGAGCCCCTCAGCGGCCAATGCCTGTATGTCATTACGACGCTCATTAAGGAAGCCAGACTTTTTTTCAAGCCCAAGCTCTCTGGCCTTCCGTATCATTGTCCGCATGGATACGCCAATCCACTTTGCAAGTGGCTTGTTGAACATTGTCGGGAAGAAGTCACGTAATAGTTTTAGCTGCTGCGGAGTCCAAACTATTCCATAGTGCTCCTTCTTTAGCCCCATCTTGCTGGCCTTAACGGCCGTTGCCTGATAAGTTCGACCTACCATCTTCGCCACTTCGTCTATGGTATGACGGCTCCACTCGTTACGAAGGATCTGCTCCTCCATTATGGTCCACGGTTTTGCTTTCATATCCTATTCTCCTATTGCTCATCTATATCTTGATCCATTACGGCCATAGCCGCAAAAATCGCCTTGATGCCTTTTGCCTTTGGCTCCTCCGCCTGTGCTTTGAGTCTTTGCCTGTCAATGGGCGTCATTCCAAAATTGGACTCAATCTTTCGCAGGTTTTCCTCAGCTCTATTTCGCTCTATAATGGCAGGGTTCGGCACGGTGTATTCATTCCCCTCTTTATCAAAGCGCGTCATAAACATACCGTCTTCTCTCACTCTTCGGCAGCATTCAAACCACAAGTCCAGATATACAGCATAGCGCAGAAGCTGTGGGCAATCTTGCTCTTGCAGTATGCCTATCGGCGCAATTCGTCTACAAATGCCCCAATACAAGTCCCTTGCAGAGCGAGATACAGCCTTTAATCCTGACGTTTGGCACCTTGCGCCAATTTCTTCGGGCTTAATAGGGCTGCCGATGACGCTGCTTGGGCGCTCACGGTCTTTTCTGAGCGTACCACGGAGCGCCAGCTGCTCCCGTGAAAGTCTCGGTCTTCCCTTTGTCATTATTTCCGCCTTGTTACGCTTCTTTTCCTTGCCTCAGTGCGAAGGCGCTCCATCTGGGCACGGAATCGGTCCTGTTGGTCGTCGCGGAGTTTTATAATGGGATTCACAACTACCTGGGTGGAGCCGTCCCTTCTGAATTCGTCTCGGGTGGCTGAAAACTCTGCGCTTTGCATCTGATCCGTGAGCTGTTGGGCCAGCAAGAAGGTATCGGCCAGAAGTTCAATTTCCTGGTCTTGCCCATCATAGAGCCCTTCATCTTGGAGCTGGGCCGTGAGCTTACCTATTGCGGCTTGCTTCGCGGTCTCTGCCTCTTTCCTATGTGCCCTGTCTGCATCAGAATCTGCCGCCTTGGTGATATTCTGAATGAAGGCAATAGAGGCAATGTCGCCTTTCATGGCGTTGTTCACTACGGACATGACCATTGCCTCCAAGGCCGTGAGGTGTTCGCCGGTGTCTTTGTTCACTATCTCATTTCCCTGCTTGTCTTTGATAGGAGCCGCCAGGCGGGCTCTAAGCAGTTCATTAAAGTCTTGCATACTACACAAATGAGTTTATTCCGTCAAAGTATTGTTTGTAGAATTCATAGATTCCCTTGTGTACGGTGATTGACGCTTGTTCGGTACGTGGATTGGTGTTGATGTTTGCGCTGGACTGAATCCCAAAGAAAAACTGGTCTTTCTCACTGAATCCCGCGTATATCTTGGAATGATTACGGAAGACAGCTACCCTGCCGGCCTCCGGGTGCTCATAGTAGAACTTTTGCACCATTCCCCACTCCACCTTGTATGTGGATGGAAAGATTTCGCCCAGATACATATCCAGTTTATTGATTCGGCCTTCATTGTACCATTCCGTGAATTGCAAAAGGTCTTCTGCGGCCATGCACCATGTGGAGAATAGCAGATGATCCAGAGAATGCTGGTTTAGCACTATCTTCAGGAAGGTGAGAGAATCGCAGTCTCCGCCGGTAATGAAGTTGTATGTATACCCTTCCTTCAGGGGCTCATATTTCATTGCTTCAAGAAGGTTCACCTCGGAAAAACCGCGCCGGTACAGGAATCGCGTTGAAAGCTCAATGCACTCAGTATGGCGGCGTTTGTCTTTCCTTTGCTCGGCCTCTTTTTCAGCCTGCGTCTCCATTAAGTCTTCCAGTCCCTGGACTTCAAGGTTTCCAAATATGTCGTATGAGGGCCCAAACATTATTATTGAATCTTGGTGATTTCCTTCTTGATTCTCTCCACCTTCACCCACACGGGGAAGGTGGTGCCCTCTACGATGTCCGGGAAGTGGTCCTTGTCGCACCACTGCTCGATATAGACGGAACCGTTCTTAATCTCCGCAATTGTAGAATCCTCGCCCCGCTGCACGTTCCTTGGCTCATACTCCGTGATGCAGCGGCTGCGCCCCAGGAAGCCGAAGACGAACATCTGCCGGTAGCCATCCTTCGGCTCACGGCTCACGTGGAAGTTCACCGCGATGCCCTGACGTGGCGACCGGCTGCCGTTGGGGTTCTCCATGTCCGCCTCCCGAGGCCCCAGGCCCGGCAGTAGGTCAATGACCCATAGGCCGTCCACGCTCTCAAATGTTTTTCCGCCCCGTGAGCGGTTCGGAAACCCGCTCGTCAGGAACTGGTAGCCATCCGCCGCTGTGCAGATGCGCTTCCGTACTGTAAATTCTTGGTCTTGCGCTTTCATTGCTCAAACAGGTTAGGGGTTTCAAGTTCAATCAGTAGCTTGTCTATGTACTTCTCAACGTCCTTGGACATCTGGCATACCCTATTGTCCCGGGTACGGAAGTATTCCTTCTGGAGCCGGCGCATCTCTCGCACCTTCTCAATAATGTGGTCTTTCAGGTCTTCTTTGTTCATTTCTCGTCCTCAACGTCGTTAGCATTCATGTATTCGTACTCTTGGAATTCCTTATCATTGACTACCTTCATCAGCTGCTCAACGTCAATCTTCTTGTGGTTATAGTAAATGATGATGGTTGCCATAAGTGAGAGCATACTTGCCTCAGTGAGGTGAATCTTGGCCTGCATTCCTCGGCCGGAGCTGGATGGATTCTCCACTACCAGGCAGAAGGTGTTCTTTGTGGACCGGGCAACGGTAACCAGACGGTGGTCAATGAAGGTGGCACGGATGATGTCGGTGAACTGGTATCGCCCAAGGAGAACACGCCTATCCTCATCGTATTCCTCAATAAATCCAATGTCTTTCATATCGGAAAATAAGTTTAAACTGTGCATAATAGCCGTGGGTATCAGTCGCACGCGCGCGTGCATTGGCAAGATGGGAAAAACCTAAAAACCTCCCAATTTCGACAGCGCGCGCGTTTGAC